TGATATGGATTTAAGCCATAACCGTTTTGCAAATAAGGGTTGATGCAAGTGTTAGGCAAATGCGCTGCCATGTTACCGCGCGGAGCGTCTGCCTAACATACCACTTATTCCCAATTCGTGTTTATGCGGAAAAAGGAACGAATCGAGGAAAACCATGAGAAAACTATACGACCCCGAAGATATGCCCGATGATGCCTACGAGCTGCGCGCTGAGAGACACAGGGTACAGCATGTCGAGGGTCCGGACTGTGAGTGCCATGATTGCATGACCGACGATTACGACATGGAGGAGGAGCCATGACCACCTACCTATCCAGCCCCCTGGCTGAAATGAACGGAGCCGACCTCGTCGTGTGCGGAATCGTCGCTCTCACCGCGCTGGGCATCGCTCTGTGGGCTCTGGTGACCTGGACGCCTATCGCGTTCGGCTGGACACTCTCCCGCCTCGCACGATGGCACGCTCGGCAGGTGGTGCGAGCCAATACACCGACGCGCTGGGAAGATCGGAAGTGACTGCCCTACTAGTCGAGCTTGCCGTCGTCGCCATCGTCCTGGCAATCATCGCGGAACATGGGGTGGGGAGGTGATGGCGTGGACGAAACAACAGCTTGAGGATCAGATGTTTGAAATCGTGGACGTCCTCCAGTTGTCGGACTCGATGATCGAAAAACATGGTCCGCTCGGGACGCCAGTTGCCGACCTTGTTCGCGAAGTCCTTGCGCGAAAAGACATGGAAATCAAGATGCTCAAGGCGGGGATGGTCGCTCTGTGACCGACCTCCGCTCTCTCCTTCGCTCCAGCCGCAAAGGCGGGGCGCGGATGCGCCTTCCTCTCGTGGAGGACTTCGCGCTCCAGCTCCAGCGGCCAGATATCCCGGTGCCGGTGCGGGAGTTCGCGTTCCATCCGTCGCGCAAGTGGCGGTCCGACTTCGCTTGGCCCGCTGCCCGCCTCCTGGTGGAAGTTGACGGCGGGACCTACGGCGCTGGTCGGGCTTCGGGGCATACCTCGGTTTCAGGTATGGCCAGGGACCGTGAGAAGGACGCCGCCGCTGCGATCCTGCGGTACCACGTGATCCGCGTTGACGCCAAGGCTGTTCGGAGCGGCCAAGGCGTCGAGTGGGTCGCGCAATTTTTCACACACCTAGCCGACCCGACAGTGATTGTCGAGGTCTACGAAAGGCAGAAATGAGCATCCAATCGATTCTGTGCTAGCTTCTTGACCACAAATAGATTTCCGGCGAACACGCAAGGCTTTGCGAGAAGTGCGGAAAGATGGAATTCAATTTTCGGAGGGAGCCGTGACAAGTGCTGTCGAAGATCAAGAATGGATTGTCGTCATCGGACGAATGGATGAAGAGCGGTTCTCGCAGCAGCCTCACGCGAAGCCGTCCGGCCTGTACTGCGGGCGAGCGCGACGGATCCGCGACGGCGCGACCGTGCACACCGGATGGCATCACGGGCCGGTCTCGTGCGCCGACGAGCTGGACCGAAATATCATGGAATCGCGATTCGAAACCAAAGAAAAAGGAAATCCAGAATGACCACCCTCGAACGTTACGCCATCACCATCGCCACCAGCGCGGACCGGCCCAAGAAGGCGCACACCCAGTCGAAGTACCTAGACAACCACGAAGACGCTTGCCGCGCCATCGCGCAGCCGACGCCCCGCAAGACCATGGGCGACCCCGGCAAAGGCCACCGCGCCGACCAGGAGGCATTCCGCAAGTTCCGGCCGATCCGCGAGAAGGCGGAGGAGATTGTGCGCAAGGATGGCGGTAAGGTGGATGTGGTCGCCGCACAGCTTGCGATCATCGCCAAGGCCAACGCTCGGCGCGAGACGACGGACAACATTGGGAGGGCGGTATGAACGAGCAGGAGTGCCCACGCATTGAGCAGACGCAGGTCTACGTCAAAGATGTTTCGCGGGGAAATTGCTTCTCCGCGATGATCGCTGGGATACTGAAAATCCCGATCGAGCGCGTGCCACTGTTTGGGAGCGAGAACGGTAAGCCTTGGCAGCACAATGCCAATGAATTCCTGCGACCGTACGGGCTCGCATGGCTTCCACTTGACGGAAACGACTTCCCTGCTGAGTGCGTCCAATACGGCATCAAAGACGTTTGGCACGAGATCGCGGGCGAAAGCGCTCGTGGCGTCGGCCACTCATGCGCAGCGAAGGATGGGGCTCTAGCGTGGGATCCGCACCCGTCGCAATCCGGCCTCGAAAAGGTTTGGTGGCACGGAGTATTCATCGCGCTTCGTCCGTGGGAGGCTGCGGCACGGATTGAGGCTGCGAAAAAGCCAGAAGAAAAGAAGACTTGGGCATGGTCGGAAACCGCGACAGAGCGGTTAGAGCGAATCGAAGCGATTGAACTGGAGCACGAATGACCGGCAAGCAATGCTTCCTCCTCGCCGTCTCCCTCCAGCTCTTCGCCGCCTTTGCCTTCGCGGTGTACCGTCACGAATGGCGCGACGCCGTCGTGATTTTGGCTGGGGCGATGGTCAATGGGGCGATGGCGGTGCCGGGGTGATGGATCACGGATCACCGCCCGCGAAATATCGCCCACCTCGCCTATCCTGCGACATTGTAGCGTCGGATGGTGAGGTTGTGCCTTTCGATTTCGCAAGGAAGTCTATCGAGGATTGCATCAGAATTTCGGCGGCGTTCCGTGAGTCGGGTCGCGAGATTCGATTCGTCGTGACTCCCCTTGCCTTTCCGCCGCCAGGAGCGTAGATTGAGGGAACAGACCCACGCCGTCTATTTGGTCGTAGGCGGGTCACGTGGATAACGCATCATCGGAGCCCCTTTGGGTTCTGGTGACCGGGAAACCGGGACTCTGCGCGATGCGAGCGGAGGACCACACCAGCAGCCAAAGGGGTTTTTTGATGCTCAAAATATGCGGAACGTGCAAGCTCTCCAGATTGGCTGAGCCCGATCCAACTACCTCGACAACGCACGAATGCAGGAAGACGAATCCAATTTTGGATCCGTCGACCGGGATCGGCGTATGGCCTCGCATTGTCTCGTCCGACTGGTGCGGGGAATGGACGGCAGAGCGATGAGCCGAAATCGAACATGGTCGGTTCGCCTTTCTGTCGACGAGCTCAACGCGTCGATTTGTCTCCTGGAGACGGACGCCGAAATGGCGGCATGGGCTCGCGGGCTGATGCGCGGCCTCAACGCCGGAGACAACAAGCCGGGGGCATCTGATCCGTACTCGGAAGGGTGGCACGTTGGGCGCGCCGCAAGGCAGAAAGCCGACGAGCTCCGAGCTCAACTATCCGAAAACGGAGGGAGCGACAAGGAAGCAAATGCTCCAGTAAATGTTCCGGCATTTGGTAAAGCAAATGCTCCAGCAAATGCATCACCAATTGGTGAACCAGAACGAAGAACCAATAACAAAGAACAAGGAACAAAGAACAAGGAACGAAAAGCGAGCGCGCCCAAGGTCGCGTTTTCCCCTTCGATGTTCGACGCAATGATCCCCGAGACGTTGGCGAAAAGTGAGGCGTTTTTGGCTAAGTGGACGGCATGGGTCGTGTCTCGTCACAGCCGCCGCAAACCGATCTCTGAGATTGCCGCGAAAGAACAGCTCGCGAAGTTGGTTGGATTCGGTGTCGCTGGCGCTATCGAGTCGCTTCAGCAATCAATCGAGGGGGACTGGACCGGGGTCTTTGCTCCAAAGAGCGGGTTCCAAACACCTAAGCCAGCTCCGGCCGCCGACGAGTGGGCTATCCCTCCCTCCCCCTTCAAGATCTTCCGATGAGCGAGATCCCCCAATATTCGGAATCATCCGAACGGTCCTTGCTTGCCGCGATCCTCGCTGGATCGGATATGTCGGCCGAACTTCTGCAGGCCGTCGAACCTCGGATGTTCTATGCGGTTCGACACAAGGAAATCTGGAAGGTTGCGGCCGAGATCTGCGCGGCTGGAATCCTCCCGGACGTGATCCAGTTGCAAGACGCCCTTGAGAAGGCTGGCCGGCTCCAACACGTCGGAGGCGACGGCTACTTGATGGAGGTGGCGAGCGAGCACATCTCGGACGCCGGCCTCGAAGGGTGCGCGAAGCTAGTGCGGGACTACTCGATCATCCGTGCAGCCGGCATCGAAGCGGCGAGGATCGCAGAATCGGCCAGAAACGGGGCTGAGGCGGGCGAGTTGGTGTCGGAGTACCTTCGGGTCGCCTCGGAGCTTTCAAGCGAAGCAGAGGGCCGCAGGAGGCACCCAGAGAGCGTTATGGCGGTGGCAGACGAGATCTTGACGAACACGATGCCGAAACGCCTTTGGACCGGGTTCTGGTTCATCGACCGCTATACCCGCATTTCCCCTGAGAATTTCATCGTGATCGGTGCGCGGCCGGGGGCCGGCAAGTCCTCCCTTGCGCTCGGTATCGCAATCGAGGCAAGCCGGCAGGGGCTTCGCGTCCTGTTCAACTGCCTTGAGATGTCGACGGCCGAGATGACTGAGTCTATGATGGCGCACGAAACAGATGTCGAGTTGAGTGCGATCATCAATCGGGAGTTGAAGCCGGCACAGATGGAGAAATGCCGGATTGCAATCCAGGCCGGCGTGAACATCACATTTTCCCCACAAAAGACGATGCCTGAACTGGTAGCTAAGTGCAGGAGCATGAAGGCAAACGGCGGAATCGACCTTGTCATCACGGATTTTATCCAGAAGATGAAGAACGAGAAATCAGAGAACCGGACGCAAGAAGTTGGATCGCTTTCCAGGGCACACAAGGAGCTGGCGATGGACTTCCAAATACCCGTGATCGCTCTCTCCCAGCTTTCCCGTGCCGGTGACGCAGAGCCGGCCTTGAAGGACCTCCGAGAGTCCGGAGATCTTGAGCAGGACGCAAATGCCGTCTACTTCCTTTGGCGGCCCGAAGGCGAGAATGATTTCCAGAGAGCATTCAAAATTGCGAAAGACCGGCGCGGTGCCGGCACGCCAAAAATGAAGGTCGATTTCTTCGGCCAACATGTCAGATTCGGAAAGGATGAGCCACGATGAAAAAGCCAGACCTAGTCAAAGTCACATGGGCCGAACCAGAAATTGCCGCGTGGCCCTATTTCCACTTCCTCGCGACGCTTCCCGAAGGGTGGGTCAAACTCAAGGGTGCCGACTACCCCGACGGAAGCGTGAAACACGATGGGTCGATCATCATCGTCCACCGGTCGGAATTGAAGGAAATCGAGGTGATTGGGTGAGTGAGAGAAAAACAATCTTTGGATTCAACTTCACGCAAGGCCTGATGACATGGGGATCATACCGGCCAGAGCAGAGGAAGAAAGCATGAGTATAACGTTTGGGATATTGATCGTTTTAATCGTCCTCGGGATCGGTATGGATGATGGCGGGAATAGCGACGGAGGAATGATGCCATGACGTGCGGATGGGCATGGAACTGGATTGTTAGGCGAAAGATTGGAGCTGATTCCTGCCAGCATTTCGCAAGTGGAATCTTTTTGAGAATGGAGAATATCATGTTCATTGGTGTGAAAATTGTTGAAGCAGTTCCGATGACCCGCGAAACCTTTGAAGCCCTGCATGGCCGTAATGTTGGCGGCGACAAGATGGGTGATGGTTACGAGGTGGAGTACGATAACGGATACAAGGCGTGGAGTCCGAAGGATGTCTTTGATGCGGCCTACCGAGCAACGAATGGAATGACCTTTGGCTTGACCATCGAGGCGCTGCGCATGGGCAAGAAGGCGGCTCGCGCTGGCTGGAACGGAAAGGGGATTCACATCGAATTGCAAGTCCCTGACACGCACTCCAAGATGTCCAGCCCGTACATCTTCATCGACACGACCGGATTGCAGACAAGCAACCCTGACGCTCCGAAGTCTCGCGTACCTTGGCTTGCCAGCCAGACGGATATGCTTGCCGAAGATTGGCAGATCGTGGAGTTCCCATGGGTGTCAAAGCGCGTCGCGATCCAGAAAGAGAAGATCGAGGCATTGAAACAGCCCCAAAGAGGACTGACAGCATGAAAAAGCCAGACCTAGTCAAAGTCACCTGGACCTCGCTGGAGCACGGCGAGTGGCCCTACTTCCTCGGACGCCTACCGGTGTTGAAAGCACGGATGCATGCGGACCTTCACCTTGCCGAGAAGCTGGAGGCCGCGCAACCCGCCGTCGAGTTCGTGGCGCGGTATGTGGAGGCCGAGAACACCAAAGGTTTGCGCGAGGTCGCGAAGGTCCTTGGCGCGTTGCAACCCAGATCAGCCAATCAGGCATGGCGGTCTCCCGCACCGAGCGCGAGGCCCGGGCGGGGTGGTCAGACACGTGTCAGTGTGGCGTCCTCAGTGCTGCTCCCATCAGAGTCGGTGTTACCCTCGCCGTTCCATGCCCATTTCCAGTCTGGGCCGACAGCCGCGCAAATTTCCGCCTCGACTCGATTGCACGACTCCTCATATTTTTCGCCATCCTCGACGGATACCGAAAAAACAATCTTGGCGTCCGTCGAGGACAGGATGTTCGCGAAGTTCTCGACGATGGCGGTGGCGGTCTGAGTGCTCATTTCGTCCTCGTTTGTTCCCACCCTGACCAGGGCGGTAGACCCCTCCCCGTCGCATCGAGACGGCTGGAGGGGGTGGAGATCAAGCGAAGAAGCGGGCGAAAGTTTCAGTTTCTTCGGCGGTTGCTGGGGCCGGGGCGGGGCGGGGAGCGGACGCCGGGATCTCCTCGACCGCGTAGCCAGCCTCGATCAGTTCAGCGCGCATGTCGACATCGCTGGCCCCGACGACCTCGTCGGCGTGGTATCCGTTGGCCTGCATGTAGGTGGCTTTGATCTCGGTGGCCTTGATGATGACCGCCTTGTCCATCTCGTCCTCGTTTTGATACTTCATTTTGGTTTCTTTCTGTTGACGGTTTGAGGGTGATGGAGGTGGTGGGTTAGGCGAGTTCGGCCATTTTGGCGTTGTAGCCACGCCAGTACTCGCGAGCGTTCGGCTCTACACCGTTGTCGACCATCCATCGGTAGTCGCCGTCGGGGATGTCGTTGGTCCCGCTCATCATCTCCTCGACATCGACAGGACCAGACGCGATGCGATCCGCGTGGATCTGCTCAGCGTATTCAGATCCAACCTGGGCCGCGGTAGTCGCGGCGCTCACCGGTAGCTCCTGACGGCGCGGCGCATCCCGTTTTTGATCGAGTCCCACTCGTAGGCGATCTCCGGCCAGTTGGCGTCTCCATGTTCGAGGACCAAGATTTTCAGGAAACCGGAGGCCACCAGGGCGTCCAGTTCGGTGGAGGATTTCGCGTTGGCGGTGGCTTCGCGGATCTGGGTTCTGATGTTGCTCATGATATCCTCGTTTGTTGTCGGGATGACCGTCCCGCCTCTTAAACATAATGCGGAACGGGCCGGAAAGCAAACAGATTCTGAAAATATTTTCGACGGTCGAAAATCCGACGACATGGGGCAATCTCGCGAAAATAACTCTTGCCTTTTGTCGGAACGGGCCGTAAATTAGCTGTATGATGAAACGCAAACCAGCGGTTACCCGCATCGACGACAACGAAGTGCTCTTGGCTCTATGCCACTCGGGAGGGCGTGCGGCGGTGGTCGCGGCCATCCTGCAGGTCAACGAGAGGAGTGCTAGGAAGTGCCTGGCGCGCCTTGAGAAGGCCGGGAAGGTTAGGCGCGTCGGGGCGGGGCGGGTGACTCGGTGGGAGGGTGTGCCAACTCAATTCACTGAATAGGGGTAGGTACTTTTTGGTGCCTATCTAGCCAAAACAACAAAAAACAGCTACGTGAGAGACGGTGGATTGTAGGAATCCGCTAGCCTCTCAGGGTCGCTACGCTGCCCGAGAGGCAGGAGGATGGTTTCCTATGAGCGCGTACACGGAAAAAATCAGCGACGGCGCAATTCGGTGTGTTGTCATCACGACCGGGAGCTATTCGCAGGCCGAAAAAGTTCCATTCCCGGCGAAGCTTGTCGGAAAATGACCCGCCTCACCATTCTCTGCTGGGGATGATGCCGTGAGGCCAGCGGTCGGGACCGACGAATGGTGCGAGCTGCCGGATGTGCGGGAAGCGGTCGTGGCTACCTCTAGGGTCATGACCAAGGCTCTGCGCGATGCGGGGATCCAGGTAGACGCGCCAAGATGGAAGCTGGCCCAGCCGAGGCCAGTCAACCTCCGCGAACAGATCACAGAAGATCTCCAGGCGGAAATAGACCATGCACGAAATGCATGGATGGCGGAAAAAGTGTAGATTTGGTGTATGGCTAATGAGAAAACGGATACGCCAGACGAGATGGACGCAAGGATCCAGAAGGCGCAAAAGATCATTGCGGAGATCGCAGACACGGGGAAGTCTCTGCGATCTGTCTGCGAAATGCAGGGCGTGAAGCCATCAACTTTCCTTCTGTGGATCAGTCAATTTGATGGGCTATCTGAACAGTACGCCCGCGCAATGCAAGTTCGGGCTGATACTCATTTCAGCGAAATCGTGGAGATTTCCGACAATCAGCAGATCGGAATCATCGAAACATCAAAAGAATGGGGAACGGAAATAAAGACTGCGGACATGGTCGAACACCGAAAGCTTCGAATCGATGCCCGCAAATGGGTGATCGCACGCATGAACCCGCGCAAATACGGTGACCGCGTCGAATTGGCTGGAGACAAAGACGCGCCTCTCCAGGTCGTAATCAAGCGTTACGCCCCTCCCGATGCCTGAAATCACCATCCCCAACAAATGGGACCCTCGGCCTGATCAAATGGGGGTTTGGGATTACCTCCAGAACGGCGGGAAACGGGCTGTCATTCGCGCCCATCGGCGATGGGGAAAGGATGACATCGCAAAAAATCACGCCGCGTCCTCTATGATTCAGTTCCCAGGGATGTATTGGCATTGTCTTCCTGAATACGCTCAGGGCCGCAAGGCCATTTGGGCGTCTGTTGACGCCCACACTGGGATTAGAGGTATTGACCAGGCTTTCCCGCAGGAGCTGCGGCGTAAAACCAAAGAAGATGAGATGCTCATCGAGTTCATCAATAATTCGACGTGGCAAGTCGTCGGATCTGACCGATACGATTCTCTGGTTGGTGCGGGGCCAAGAGGTCTTGTATTCTCCGAAGCAGCTTTGGCCGATCCTGGCGCATGGGACTATTTGCAACCGATGGTCGAGGAATCGGGAGGGTGGGTCATCTTCATCTCAACCGTTCGTGGTCGGAATTGGTTCTATCAATTGGGAGAATACGCAAAGACGAACCCAGATTGGTATTTCGCAGATATCACAGTTGACGACACGAACGTTTTCACGAAAGACCAGCTCAAAGTTATCCTAGAGCAGTCGATCGCTCGATGGGGCGACGAGATTGGCCTGGCAAAGTTCAGGCAGGAGTATTACAACGATCCTGACGTTGGCACGTTCACGTCATTCATCGGCTCGCACCTGGTCGCCAAGGGCCGCGCCTACCGATCCGAAGGCCACGAGACGGAGGCTGTCGTGTGGGGCCTGGATGTGGCTCGCCAAGGTTCGGACAGATCCGTCCTCATGGAGAGGCAAGGGCGTAGGTCAAAGTTGATCGCGACCTTCCGAGAGCCCGACTCGATGCGCCTTGCGTCTGCCGTGGCGATGCTGTGGCAGGACGCGCGGCCCGATGCCTTGTTCGTGGATGGTGGCGGCGTAGGTGGCCCTGTGTGCGACCGGCTGAAGCAATTTCTCGGGCCATCGGTGCAGGAGATCAACTTCGGCTGGTCAGCGACCGACCCGACCAAGTACGCGAACAAGCGAGCGGAGATGTGGGGAAGAGTCAAGGATGGGCTTGGTGTTGGCCTTGAGTTGCCGGACGATCCCGAGTTGTTCGAGGAATTGACTTTCCCCGAGTTCACGTTCACCAACAAGAACCAGATCCTCCTGGAAAAGAAGGAATGGATGGCGAAGCGTGGCCTCAGATCTCCCGACAAGGCCGACGCGCTCGCGTTGACCTACGCGGAGCCGGTGATCCGGCGCAAGGAGATCGAGGACGCGCAGGTAGCGGAGGAGTGGGAGACGATGGGCGGCGGGTCAAGCGGGTGGATGGGGCACTAGCGGCGCGTGATCCGGATTTCCTTGAGGATGTCGGACAGCGTGCATCCGATCCACCAGAGAACGCCGAAGAAAAACATTGCGGCGACGATTTCCATTTTTGGTCCTTTTTGTTCGCGGGCTTTTTCTTTTTCTGCCCTACAAATATCACCCTTGGGGTGGCCGTATACTTTGGTCAGGTCCCGGGTGCCTACGAACTCCCGAGAACACCAGTCTCCCGGTGCTACGCATTGAATATACGGTTTTGGCAACAAAAAAGGGAGAAGGGTAAACCCCGCTCCATTTTTGTCCTCGTTACGCAGGGCGCGACGTTCGTTCATAGGCTAGGACTCAACGAATATACCGCGAACTAAACCGATTTAGTTGCATTGACACGACGAAAAGCGTTCACTAAACCGATTTAGTTGATAGCTAACTCCTCTTCTATGCATAAAACGCATGGAAGAAGTATATTCCGGGCATGGCAGACAAGAAAATCGCGGATCCGGAGATGATCGACGAGTTTCAGCGCCGGTTCCGCCTCGCCGAGTCTGCCGACGCCACCAATCGCGAGACCTACACCACCGATCGCCGGTTCGTGTACTCCGACGACGCACAGAAAGCCGAGATGTCGGGCCGTGGCGACCGTGCGACGATCGTCGTCAACAAACTGCAGGTCACCGTCCGGAACATCGTCAATGAGATGCGGGAGGCTCCCGTAGCCATCAAGACGCATCCGGTGGACGAGTACGGCGATGTCCAGCTCGCCCGCGTCATCGATGGTCTGATCCGGCACGTCGAGCACGATTCCAACGCCTCCGACGTGTACTCGGACTGCGCGGAGCACGCCGCGTCGGGTGGGTTCGGGTACATCCGGGTCGTCACCGACTACGAATCACCCGACAGCTTCAACCAGTGCCCCAAGATCCGGCGGGTGATCAATCCGCTATCGGTCTATCTGGACCCATTCCACGAGCTGCCCGACGGCTCCGACGCGCTTTGGTGCATCATCCACACGCGGATCTCTCGGGCGGAGTTCGAGCGCAAGTATCCAGATGCCGAACCGTTCACCTCGAGCCGGATCGACAACGCCTTCTGGATCTCATCCGAGGGCGTGATGATCGCGGAGTATTTCGAGGTTGAGCAGACTTCGGAAAAGCTGCTCAAGCTCAAGGACGGAACGGCGGTCTGGAATTCCGAGGCGACCAAGAAGCAGAAGCGCGAGGCGGTGGATTTCCGCATGTCCACCCGGCGCAAAGTCTTGTGGTCCAAGATCGGCGGGCAAGGCGAGCTTTTGGAAGGGCCGATCGAGTTCCCCAGCCAGTTCATCCCGGTCGTGCGGATGCCTGGACGCGAGTGGTTCGAGGAAGGCAAGCGCCGGACCTGTGGCGTGATCCACTACGCCAAGGACGCGCAGCGCGCCTACAACTACGGGCGATCGGGCCAGCTTGAGCGTATCGCGCTCGCCCCAAAGGCTCCGTTCATCGGATACGCTGGGCAGTTCGCCGACAAGAAGTGGAAGAGCCTCAACACCCAGAATTGGCCTTATCTCGAAGTCGCGCCGCTGACCATTGCGGGCCAAGCGGCCCCGCTCCCACAGCGCCAGCAGGCCACCAACATTGACCCCGCGCTGTCCGAAGAGATCGCGCTCGCATCCGACGAGATCAAGGCCACCACGGGCATCTTTGACGCCTCTCTAGGCCAGCAGGGCAACGAAACCAGCGGACGGGCAATCATGGCCCGCCAGCAGCAGGGGAGCCGGGCCAACGCCGACATCGTGAGTAATCGGAATATCGCGGTTCGACAGGTTGGGATGATCCTCCTGGATATGTTCCCGCGCCTCTACTCGGAGCCCCGCGTAGCTCGCATCCTCGGCAACGACGGCCAGCCCGACCTTATTTGGCTCAACAAGCAAGCTGTCAACAAGGACGGAAAGAATTACCTGTTCGACCTCTCGACGGGCAAGTTCGACGTAGTCCTTGATGTTGGCCCAGCCTACGCGACCAAGCGCCAAGAAGCCGCCATCGCCATGTCCGAGAGCCTTCAGTCCATGCCGATCATTGGTCAGCTCGCCGCCGACCTTGTGATTCAGGCTCAGGACTGGCCGGACTCCGACAAGATCGCGGCCCGCGTGCGTCGTGGCATTCCTCCGCAGATCCTCGGCAAGGACGCGGAACAAGACGGCGAGCAAGGCTCCGACGGACAACCGACCCAGCCTCAGGTCCCACCCGAGATGATGCAACAGATGCAAGAAATCCAGGCGAGGAACCAAGAGATGGAGCAAGGTGCCAAGGTCGAGATGGACAAGCTCCAGCTCGAGAAATACAAGATCGACGTTCAGTCGGCCACAGACATCAAGGTCGCGGAAATCCGCGCCAATACTGATATGCAGAAAACATATATCGCGCAGATTGCCGAATCGGCACGAAGCGCGGAGCAAGCGGAACGGGAGAGCGCCCAATCTTCCGAATCTGGTACAACTGGTGGGCAGGAAATCGCACCTCAAAGCGAGGCTGAGTAATGGATCCAAACGAAGCGGAAATCGTGGCCCCAGAGGTCACGGAAGTCGAGCAGGTAACGCCGGAAGTTCTCGAAGTCCCCGCAGAAGCGAAAGTCGAAGCGGCTCCCGAAGAGACTCCGGAGGTCAAGGCGGCAAAGGAAGAGAGGAAGCGCGGTTTTCAGGATCGCATCAACGCCATCACCCGCCAAAAGCGGGAGGCGGAAGAGCGAGCCAACGTCGCGGAAACGCGGTATCAGACCCTTCTCAAGGAGATCAAGGAAAAGCCGTTGTCCCGTGAGCAGTTCGACACGGATGGCGAATTCGAGGCAGAGTTGCATGCTCGGTCGGGCCGCATGGCCGCAGCCGAGTTTCAGCGCACCATTGCCGCCGAAGCCACCTCAAGCCAGAGCGCGGAACACAGGAACGCTGTCGATGCCGGATGGAATGAAGCAGTCGCGGAAGCGGTGGCCCGAATCCCTGACTGGCATCAGGTTGTTTCGGCAGATCGCGGTCCTACAACCGCCGTCATGCTGGAACAGATCAAAGAGAGCGACAACGGCCCCGACATCGCCTACTACCTCGCGAAACACCCAGGAGAAGCCCAACGGATCGCGGGGCTTTCTGTCCCTGCCCAAATCCGTGAGGTCGCTCGTTTGGAAGCAAGACTCGAAAACGGAATCCCCACCAGACCCAGCGCACCGCCTCCCATCAAGCCGATCGCCGCATCCGCCAAGCCAGTAGTGGACCCGGTCGCGGATTATCGAGCCTACGAGGCGAAGCGAGTCAAAGAACTCTTCGGACGATAAGGAAGCACTATGCCCAATGTACAGGCAGTCACAGACAAAGTCGCGAGGGATATGCCCCTCCTGTTCAAGAATAACACGATTCTCGCTTCCAAGGTCAATCGGCAATTCGACAAAGAATTCGTCGCGTCCTCGGGCAAGATCGGTTACACCCTCCGCGTTCGCCAGCCGAACAAGTTCTCGGTGAATACCGGTGCCACGTTCAGCGCCACGGACATCGCGGATCCCACCACCCTCATCACGGTCCAAGGTCAGAAGCACGTCGATTTCCTGTTGTCGTACGCTGACCTGACCATGAACACCGAGGACCTGACCAAGCGTTACGTCATGCCCGCCATGCAGACGCTCGCCGCTCAGGCTGACCTGGAAGGCTTCCTTCTCTACAAGAAGATCGCCAACCTGGTCGGAACGCCCGGCACCGCGCCCACCGCCGCGAATGCCGCCAGCATCCTGATGGACGCCAACGCCAAGATCACCAATCAGTCGGCGCCGACCAACGACCGCCACCTGATCGTGTCCCCCAATCTCCAGGTTGGGTTGATCGACGGAATGAAGGGCCTCTTCAACAACCAGTCGATCATCGGCAAGCAGTTCAAGAATGGGGCCTTCGCTGAAGGGATCCTTGGCTACGACGACATCTCGATGGCTCAGTCGGTGGCGACTCACACCGTCGGTGCGCTGGGCGGAACTCCGCAGGTCGACGCCGCTCAAGGCGCATCTTCGGGAGCTTCCTACCAAGAAGGAACGCTGAACGTCAAGGGTGCCTCGAACTCGATCGCCGGATGGGCGAAGGCTGGCGACGTGGTCACGATCAACGGCGTCTACGATGTCAACCCCCTGACCAAGGCGACCCTGTCGAACCTCAAGCAGTTCGTGGTGACGGCGGATGCCGACTCCTCGGGTACCGGAATCGTCGCTCTGTCGATCGCTCCGGCCATCTTGTACGGCGGACCCTACCAGACCTGTTCGGATCAGGCAGCGAACAGCGCCACGATCACGATCTCGACAGGAACCACCAAGCTCAAGTCGCAACAGGCCTTGGCGTTCCACGGCGATGCACTGACCTTCGTGATGGCCGACCTCGACATGCCCACCTCGGGCGTGATCGCGGCTTCCCGCATGAGCGTGGACGACTACTCGTTCCGCATGCTCGCCTACTACAACGGCGATGAGGACCAGTTCCGCGTCCGTATCGACGGTCTGTGGGGCTGGGCCGCTCTCCGTCCCGAGTGGGCGACTCGCGTGGCGTTCTAAAAACCTTGGGCCGGGACATCCACCGGCCCTTTTATCTTTCTTTCTGGAGTGCAAATGGAATACCCTAAGTGGCTCTATCTGGCCGAAGGAAACGGAATCCTGGTACAGGATGCGGAAGAAGAAGCGACCGCACGAGATGCCGGATTCGGCGACCTGGTGGGCGGAATCCCTCCCGGCGGCAAACCTTCCGAAGATGACCGTGAAGCCCTGAAAGCCAAACTCAAGGCGGCGGGGATCCTGTTCGGCGGAAACACCGGAATCGAAAAGCTGCGCGAACTCGCAAAGGATCTCTGATGCAGATCTCCTTCCTTGAATTGGCTCGCTCGTCTCTGAACGTCCTGAACATTTTGTTCGACGGAGAGGACCCCGACGCGAATACAGGGAAGATGTGTCGGCTTCACTTCAATCTGATGCTCGATTCTTTGGCGGCGGACAAGCTCGCGATCTACACTGAGCGCAACGACATTTTCACCCTCGTTCCCGGCACGGCGACCTACACGGTAGGCCCGACCGGGGCATGGGTGATGCCTCGCCCTGTCGAGATCACGGCGGCGCAGACGCGGTACACCTCGATCAATGAGCAGCCGCTCGATATAGTTTCGAACGACACGTACAACGCGATCCGGACCAAGGGAATCACCAATAGCGTCCAGTACGTGATGGGCTTCCTCCCGTCCTACCCGAATGCCTCGGTTTCATTCTACCCGACGCCGTCCGCTGCGAATCCCGTGCGGATTACGAGCAAGGTTCAGTTTGATTCTGTGACCTCGATGACGCAAATCATCGAAATGCCTCCTGGATACCTGGAAATGTTCATTTACAATCTTGCGTTCCGTATCTCGACCGGGCAAAACAAGCCGATGTCGCAATCGGCGCAAGACCTTGCGGCAAGTAGCCTGGCCCTCATCAAGTCGAACAACCTCGAAGATACTCCGCTGTCGATCGGCGATCCTCTCGGGCGCGATGGCATGGCCTGGAATCCAAATACCGGCTACTGGGCTAGGGCATGAGCGCGAAGGTATCGCAGATCGGGCCGGTGCATGGCTCGATGTTTGTCGGGCCTTCTTATGGCCACCGCTCGACCGTTGCGGATGCAGAACGCACCCTGAATAAGTATACCGAGTACCTGGAGAGCGACGGCGCTCGCGTGGCGTCGGCCCTCATGGATACGCCAGGAATGCGCCAAGTCTCCCCAGCGGAGGGGCGCGGCGGGTGTCGGTGCCTCTACCCATCCGCAGGTGGTCGCCTATTCGGTGTCTTCGGGAATTCGGTCGTGGAGTTCGACTCCAACTGGAATCGATCCTGGCGTTTCTACCTCCGCTCAACCTCTGGCCGCGTGACGATGGTCGACAACGGCTCCCAGCTCTTCATCGCCGACGGCACCAGACACGATGGTTGGATCTACGACCTTGCTTTGAACACGGCGGCACGGATCACGGATGTCAACTATCCGGGCGGCTACTTCGCAACCTACCTGGACGGCCTGTTTGGGTGCGAAGTTCCCGGAACCGACAAATGGCAGTGGTCCGCGCTCAACGATGGAACGGTCTGGCCGGGGCTCAACTTCGTCCACGCCGAAGGCTTCCCGGATTCCATCGTTTCGGTGGTCTGTACCAATCTCGAAGTCTGGATGTTCGGGACCAAATCCGTCGAGGTCTGGTACCATTCTTCCGACACAACCTATGTCTTCCAGCGCTTCCCATCCGCCGTGATCCCGATCGGGTGCGCGGCACCGTGGGCAGTTGCAGAGATCTCGGGCGTGATCTTCTGGATTGGCTCAGCGTCCAACGGCTACGGCTCGATCTGGATGTCACAGGGCCACGGACTCCCCAAGCGGATCTCGAATCACGCTGTCGAGTTCCAGATCTCTAAAGACTTCCTCGAGGATGCTTTCGCCTACTGCTACGCGCAGGAAGGGCACACGTTTTACGTTCTCACACTCCCTACAGCAAACAAGACGCTGGTCTACGACATCTCGACCGGCGAATGGCACGACCGGGGCTACATGGTCCCGCAGACAGGCGTGATCGAGCGACATTTGAGTTCGCATTGCGCGTTCTTCAACTCGCAGAACGTAATCGCTGAATACCGGAACGACACGCTCTATGTCTTCGATCTGGATTGGTATCTGGATGGCACGACCGACCGAATCAAGCGGATGCGGCGCTTCCCGACCTACCACGCGGACCGAGCGATCGTCTCCTACTGGTCGCTCGAGGTCTTCATGGACACCGGAAACGCTCCCGTGACAGGCGTCGGCTCAGACCCCCAAATGATGCTCCGGATCTCCAACGACGGCGGGCGCACCTGGCCGGGTGAATTGTGGCGCTCGATGGGCAAGCAGGGAGAGTTTGCTAAGCGCGTGCGGTGGGGCTCTCGGCTCGGATCGGCACGCGAGCGCGTGTTCGAGGTCACCAGCACGGAGCCGGTCAAACAGCCGTGGCTCGGGTGCTACATCGAAGCCCAAGCGGTCACGCCGTGAGTATCGCCAAGCCCAACTTCCGCTCCCCTTTCCTCGCGGCGATCCCAGGATCCGGAAAGACGGAATCTTGGGGATCGCTCGATCTCTACTGGCAGCGAATCTTCGTCTCGATGGTCGACGCAATCAACGCGCAATCGAATCAAATCACAGAACTACAAACCAAGGTCGCGGCGTTGGAGCAATACAATACAGATCACCCATGATCGGTGTATATTGTTGGAGGCGCAAGCCTTCGCCCCTCGTGGCGGCTACCTGAGAAAAGAGGGTGGCAGATGAGTCTTTGGGGCGACATAACAGGGGGCCTTGGCAACGCATGGGACCAGTTCACCGGCCATGCAGGCGCACAGGCGGCACGAAAGGCTAGTGGGCAGCTTACTGACGCCTACAACCGTGGTCTTGACGCCCAGAAAGAGCAGTACCAGCAGGGGCTTTCTGCCCTTTCTCCGTACTCCCAAGCGGGCCAAACTGGGCTCCAGGGCCAGCTTGCCGGACTATCGGATCCGAATTCCTTCTACGGCTACCAGTTCCAGCAGTTCAACCCGAACGCATTCGATCCGACCAAGGATCCCGCGTACCAGTTCCGTCTACAGCAAGGCCTTGACGGGGCGATGAACTCCCAGGCTGCGAGAGGCTTGCAGAACTCGGGCGGGGCACTCAAGGATCTGACCAACTACGCGACCGGCGTAGCCTCGCAAGCGTCCGATGCCGACCTCGATCGCCAATTCCAGCAGTGGCAGGCGAATCAGTTAGGCCAGCTCGGCATGGCCCAGAATCGCGCTTCCGGGCTTGCGGGTCTCTCAAGCATGGGATACAACGCCACTACCCAAGGCAATCAACTCGGCCAGAACTACGGCAACGCCTACATGCAGGGCCAAATGGGCATCGGCGACGCGCAAGCAGCCGGAACGCTCGGCGTCAATTCGTCGCTGGCCGGTGGCGCTCAGAACGTCTTCGATCTGGCCAAACAGGCAGCCAAGGGCGCGGCAGCCTACTACACGGGTGGACTCTCTGGACTTTCGACTGTTGCGGGCGGCGGATCGGTGTCGGCGCGATGAGCCTCGCCGAACTTATCGCACAGGGCGGGCCTCTGGTATCCGCTCCCGACATTGCAGGCGGGCTGATGGAGGGCGCTCAGTACGGGCGTCAAGCAGGGCTCAATCGCCTCGAAGCTCAAGGCCTCGGTCTCTCCAACCTTGCCGACGAAGTCAAGCTCCAGCAGCTCCAGCAAGTCCAAGCGGACGCGCAACTTCAGCGTGACCAGATAAACCAGAATACCACGATGGGCACCAACGGTCCCGAGCTGAACCGACAAGGCTACCTATCTGGCCTTGTGCAGGGTGGCGCGGCTCCGATGGCCTATGCCGAACAGGGTCGTTTTGGCGCACAGGATGCCGCCGCCCAGGTCGCCAAGATCGAGAAGGCTCAGGGCGAGATCAAGCGCCGGACTCAGCTCCTTTCTGGGATCAAAAGCCCGATGCAGCTTGCCGCCGCGATTCCCGAGCTAGAAAAGCAAGGCGTGGACGTGTCGGAGATTCGCCAGATTCCGTTCCGTACAGATTGGCAAATGGCTCTTGATGGCATGATCCAGCAGGGCCTTTCCCACAGCGAGCGCATGGACATGATGAAACAGTCGCTCGCCGAACAGGCCGCAACGCTTGACTGGCAGAAAGCGGATGTTGATCTTCAATACAAGCGCGAGGGTACCAAACTCGATCAAGCTCGCCTTGCCGAGACGATCCGGAACAACAAGGCTGGAACCGCTGTCGACTGGTATCGCGCACAGAATCCCGCTGCCACCTCGACGGCGGGCGGAAAGCCTCCCATCGGCTACCGATACACGGCGAATGGAGATCTTGAGGCGATTCCTGGCGGACCAGCGGACGCTAAGGCGCAAGCGCTCGCCAATCAGAAGGCGTCAGGATCAACAGATGTTGCCGCATCCATCGCCACGCTCCGAGACGCCTACGACAGGCTGGAGGAAGGCGGTGGAATCACCAGTACGAAAAAAGGCCCGTTGGGCAATATTATCGCGGCGGGCTCGTCATCTGCGGTCGGGCAAATGGTTGGAAGGGCCACAGGATCAAAGAATCAATCGGCACGCAATGACATTGCTATGTCTCGCCCTGTTCTACTTAGCGCTCTGATGAAAGCCACCGGGATGTCGGCGAAGCAAATGGATTCGAATGCAGAGTTGAAGCTCTGGCTTACCACTGCGACAGATCCGACGCTTGATGTTGAATCGAACAGGCGGGCACTGGATGCTTTGGAGCGCAAGTACATGTCGGGGTCTACTCCCGCCGCCGCGACCACAGGACCGGCGACACGAGTCTATAAGGGCCAGACCTACACGCAGAATCCCGACGGGACTTGGAGCGCCAGATGAGCGGTAGGCCACACGTCAAAGGGGGTGCGAAGTGACATCCAGAAAGAAGCCTTATGGCGAAGTATGGACTCCACCCGCAGATGACAAAGTGAGTCCTCCGCAGACCCTTCCCGCCGACTTTGACGGATGGGATGATGCCCCCGCACCTATCCCAGTAGCCCAGCAACAAGCAAAAGCCAGAGCCAAACGCACTGCCAACGTCCCCGGATGGCAAGAAGCGATATTCCCGAACATGACGGCGGCGGGCGGGAATCCAATGCAGGATCTTAGAACGTTCGGTGCGGGATTCAAGGACCTCGCTGCACTGCCCGCGAATCTGGCAAGCGGCGCAGTGGCGGCGATTGCGGCGCATCCTGGTGACGCCAGCCAAGACGCTCGATACGCGATGGCGTCCAAAGGGCAAGGCGACATGGACCAGAACCAGCGGGCGGTTCTTGGCCTCAGTATGGCCGGTGGTCCCATTGGAAAGGCATTCGAAAGAGCATTGCCAACGATCCGTTCGTCTGCTCCGCTCATGCGCGGGCTCGCTAGACTCGTTCGCGGCGGCGGCGCTGGAGTGGCTGAATCCGTACCCGCAGCGACATTCCAGGCAGCAATTGGTGACTTTGGCGGAGGAATGGAGAATCTCGCTATCGGCGGCGCTGCTGGCGGGCTGATGCGCGGCGTGGGGCTCATTCCCAAGTCGATCGATAAGGCGGCTGGGAACATGGCTGGCAGCATGTCCGGAATCCCCCAAAGGGATCTCCGTAAGATCGGGTTCCTTGGGAACTCCGAGTACGGCCAGAAGATCCTTTCTGTCGCAGGGAATCGCGAAGAGTTGCTGAACAAGCTAGGTAAAGAATTGATCGACCGCGCTGTCGTGAACTTTGACGCTTACTTGCCAGATGCCGCAAAGGTTGACGCGATTGTCGAGAACTTGCCCCCAATCGACGGGAAGCGAATTATTTCCGCTCTTGAGAAAGCGAAGCCTCCAGTCAAAGCCACGCCAGAAGGGCGCACGGCTACCAGCGGGATTGATGATCTCATGTCCATCGCTGCCGAATCAATGGACGCCAACGGGATGATCCCCGCGAAGGTGGCCCGCCAAATCAGGCAGGAGTACGACGCCACTATCGGGGATGCGTTCGGGAAGCAGTCGAAATCCTACATTAACGCTCTGAAAAATGGGCGGCATGAGATCGCGCAAGCCCTCGAAGATGTCGCCAAAGACAAGCCAGAATACGCTCAGGCGATGCAGAATTACACCAAGCTGTACCGCGCACGCAACAAGGTGTTCGAGGATCTTGGGTTCGATGAGAATACGCAATCAAAGCGCGTTGACGCCTACTTGTCGAACCTTTTCCAGGGAACGAAAGCAGAAAAACAAGCGCGACTCAAGGAACTTTCTGAACTCCTCGGCGAAGATTTCGCGGGCCGCGCCAAGCTCCTGTCAGACGCCAAGCGCATCGCGCCAACTGGCGAGATTCCATTGGTTTCCGCGCACAACACCGGGAAAGCCGGAATGGGCGGCGGCATCGTTGGCGGCATCGGCGGTCTGATGTATGGACTTGGAAGCGGCAACCCTGGGCTGATGGCGGCAAGCGCTGGGACGCTAGGTCTTTCTGCTCTCGGCTCTCCCGCTCTTGCCCCCGGAATTCTGTGGGGAACAGAGAAGGCCGCGCAAGCCGCCGCAAACCCCTACGCAAGAGGCTTGTCTGGCCTCGCCGGGCGCTCCGCTCGCTCTTGGCTTCAAGCAGAAAACGCAGGTCAGTAATGTCGATCGGATTCCTCCTTCCCTCCGTCTTCCCAAAGTGGTTCACTCCTGCCGGTGACGCCGTCCTTTCGGGCGGCTCTCTGGAGTTCTACGATGTCGGAACCACCACGCCGAAATCTGTCTATGCGGACTACCAGCGGACGGTCGCGATTGGCAACGTCGTCACGTTGAATTCGGCGGGCGACGCTACAATCTTCCTCGGCGATGGAGGCTACAAAGTCATTCTCAAGGACGAGTCTGGTGCCCAACTCGACCTGGTCGATGGAATCTTTACGGGCGGTGGCTATGGGATCCTCGGATCGAATGCGTCGGCTGGTTTCTTCAAGACCTACGAAGACCTTCGGGCCGTAACCATCGGGCCGGATGTCGCCTATGTCTGTGGTCGCACGGCAGAGGGTGACGGCGGGCAAGGACTCTTCCAGCTCATCCCAGGATCTAGCACGCCAGACGACGATGGCGTCTATCTGGTCGCGGCGGGCGGAACCTACGTCTACAAGCGCATTTTCGATGAGTCGATCAATCCGGAGTGGTATGGCGTCAAGTATGGCATCGCCTCCGATCAGTCCGCCCGATTCAATGCAGCGATGGCGGCATCAGTCTACCTGAATTTCCCGGTCCTGGTGACGGCCCAAGTCTACCTCGTGGCAAATGTCACGATTCCGGCGAATGCAAGCCTCCGGAGCACGGAAGACGGATACTTCAGCTCTCCCTCTGCCGTCACGATGACCTTTTCTTCCGGCTCGCGCTTTTCGGGCAACGGCCCCGCTTTCCGCAGCGCCGTGCAGCCGATCTTCGTGGCAGGTACGGTTGACTCTATCCGTCTTTCGTGGATGGGCGGCACCGGCTCGGAAAAGTGGACGCGGTGCCTTGCCTCCACGGCTGCCAATTTCCCACTCCTGATGGACGTAAGCACCACTCTGCAGGCCGACCTAACCGTTCCAGCCAATCTAATCCTGGAGCCTGTAGACGGGGCGATAGTGACGTTTGACGGGGCTGCGAATCTATCTATTGGCACACTCAATCACCCGTCCTCCACGCAGTTCGCGTCGTTTGTTGTTGATACTTATGTTGGATCAGTCTATATCGGAAATGATCTTTCCACGAAGCCGGAATGGTTTGGGGCGATCGGAGATGGAGTAGCAGATGATAGCCTCCCGCTATACGTAGCAGCAAAAACTGGGCTAATATTTTTGTCACACGGAAAGATATATAGGCAAGATACAGCATGGCCTTTGGTCCCAGTAATTCTAAAAATGGAAGGGTTGGGGTCGTTTCATTTGGGCGCAGGAATCACTCTCGGAAATGGATATTTATTCCTGCATGATTGCAAGATATTCCAGGACGAACCTGGGACATGGTTTAATGGGGTGTATCTTCAGGCATACGATGCGTTTTTTCCGAGTACATTCACCGCAACAGATAGATTCTGTAGCGGATGCACATACACAGACGATTACCGCGCCCCAATGTTTGATGGAAAGCCAGCGCTAAAGAATGCGCATCTTCCGTTGATTACTAGTGCTCAATTTCTCGGCACGGATGCAGATGGAAAAATTATTGAAGGGATTAAAGATATCTCTCTTGATTCCCTAAATGTTATACGCCTAATTCTTGCTTCACTCAGTTCAAATTCGTCGCACATTGACGTATCAAGTTTTGGTATTACTCTTGAAAACCCTCTTCCTCTTTTTTGCGCTGTTAATTCCCTTTTTACACACAATACGATTACTCTTCCGATTCCGGAAAAATCGAATAAAGACCCTAATCTAGTCTTTTTCTTTCGGCGTGGTTTATATGATGGATCGGACTTTAAGCTCCATAGCCAACACGGAAATTTCTCCAGGACGGGAACGGCAGATAGCGAGGAATGGTCAGATTACATGATCGCCTACTTCGACTTTGATGGACCCGGATGGGTCACTTTTGGGAGTCACTAAAAATGTCTGGATTCACTTTGATGCCGTGGGCTCCCTCGCAATGGACAGACAGCAGCGGAAATATCCTCGAATTCGGAATCATCCGATTCTACGAATCAGGAACGTTAATTCCGAAGTCCACCTTTAAGAAAGCGGACGGGAGCGAGGCGAACGAAAACCCTCTGGTCCTTGATTCAGCGGCGCGCGCGCGCGTCTGGCTCATAAATGGCGAAGCATACGACATCGTCGTCCACAACAAGGACGATGAGTACGAATACTCAATTCTTGATGTGGTCGCGAATAGTGGCGTGACAGGAGGAACGACGTCTCTTTTCCAAGATTCCCCTACGGTTACATGGTCGACTATGACGGTTGGTGAAAACGTCTATAACATTGCGACAGTAATTCCGGATGGTATTCTAGACGGGAAAGTTAAATCTCTTGGAACACAGGGGGACGATCCTGGTTTTTTGGCAGAGAAATTGGTTAATGGAAATGGATCGACGTTTAATGTCGATAATATCAAACGGGTAATAATTCCCCTCTCAGAATATCTGAAGAAAACAGGTGGAGTCGTCACGGAACCCACTGAGTTTCAAGATTTGACGGTACTAGAATTAAAAATGGGAGAGGGATTGGCTGGAATCCTCGCTATTAATACTGATGGCATAGTGACGCGCATTTCTATTCCGGAAGAGTCTGGAAAAATCAAGGCTGATTCTAGCGATATATCGGGCTATTTCGTCGAAAAAATCCGCCCTGGGACTGGCATCGAGATTACCCAGACGACCGACGGCGTGAATGGCGTAGTCCTGCACATTTCGAAGACGGACGATGGCGCGTTGACCGCGCCTCTCCACGAGGTCATCACTGGTGATGGCGCGGGCGGGGTCCTGAGCGATCCGGGGTTCACCGCGGTCGGTGGCGACGTGTTCACCGAGACGGTCACGGCAAGCGCAACCGGCCCAGCGATCACAGCGCCGAACGGATCAATCATCGCGTCTGGGGTTGCGGAAGCAGCTCAGTCGGCATGGGCCGGCACTGGCTTCGCGTGGTTTGGTCCGGAAGGACATAATCCAGAGACCAATGACGGCACGCTTTCTGGCCTCACAGCAGGCGAGTTCTCCGCAGTCGTCTACGCTCCATGGGGAGGGTCCGCTGGGCTACAGTGCGGTGAGGGAGCCTTCGCGGTTTACGGCGAGCAAGCCGCGTGCAGTGTGCCAACTTCCGCCCCAGCATTCCATCAGGGCGATGCTGTGATTCTGGCGGGAGCCTCGTACCCTTCCGTCTACCATGCCACGACATGCTTCTACGGCACCGGGACAGCCTTCATCATGCCTGCTGGCAGCTCGATCAACAAGACGGCGCGCCTGAGCAATAGCTCTTCCGTGCCCATTGCCGTGACGGGCGTGGCGACCGCATTCACGCTTGCGGCAGGCGCTTCGCGGGACCTCTATTGGAGTGGTGGCGACGAAGTCACCCCGCGCTGGTACTGACATGATCCTCCCTCCTGGCGTCTATCAGTCCATCGACAAGAACGAAATCGAGATCGGCGAAGGCTGGCTTTATAGCTCCCTCTCAATCTGGACAGTGACCTACGCGCAGGAGCTTGATCAGCCGGTGAGCGTGTCAGCCGTCGGGCTGTCGGATCTCCGCTTCCTTGGAGAAAAGACGACCATCGTCATCCGCCAGGAGCCGGACGACATGAGCGCGGTCATCTGGTCGGGCGTGGCGAAACTGATCGCGGACCCGACCAGCGGCGGCGGGCCAACCGAACTTCCGTTGCACAACGACCTGCCCGGGCGGATCGCGTCGGATGCGCACCCAATCGCCGCCATCTCTGGGCTTGCGGACACGCTGGCCGATCTGATCACCTCTTCCATCAGGGAGATCGAGGCGTTTCCGCGCGGAGAAGTCGTCTGGCAGATTGACCCAGGTGGACTCTGGGACTCCGACCTCTGCTTCGTGCAGGTGTTCCCGACCATCGGGCGGCGCGCGCTGTCGTGGATCGATTTCGAGTTCGGCGCGGATGGCTCTGGGTCCGATGGGAAATGGGCGCTGTGGGGTGGCGTTGACTCAACAGGGGTGTGGACGCTCCTGGACCAGGGTGACCTGCCCAACGTCGTCCACGGCCTTGCGCGGTACGTCTTTGGGGCGGAGATCGACATCAGCGCGTTCAACCAGATCGCCTTGGCCCAGGACCCCGGCGCGGCAGGCGTGATGCAGCCGGTCCGGCAGGCCTCGACCTATTTCTCCCCCAATCCGCCCAGCGGCCCTCCAGCGGCCTATGCCTATCTTGGCACGCACCCCCACAGCGCGATGTTTTCGACGCTTCCTTCCATCCCCGCAGCTGACGCAATCTACCTCATGCAAAAATGGTCCTCGATCGGAGTTCGATGATGTTTCGCGCAATCCTTCTTCTCTCTGTAATCCTGTTCGCTGCGCCCGCCTACTGGACGCAAAAGAGCATCGGGACAAATCCTGTCGGGCCGTTCACGCTTGCGCGGCTGGATACCACGATCGACGGGCAGATCCACGACACTGCCGACATCCTACGCAAGTACACCCGCGACCGCGCGCATGATACCGGAGACGTGGTCCGCACCTATGCTCGATCACGGATCTCAGACTCCCTGGCGGCCAACGTTCGCGGGTGGGTCACCAGGGCGGCGATCAGCGATTCGATGCGCGTGGAGCGCACTTTCGACAGCACAACGGCGCGGGCCATCGTCCACGACACCTCCCTAATCCTTCGGCAAAGGCTAACGGATACCGCATCCTCCGTCCGCACCTATGCACTGGCGAAGATCCACGACACGTCGCTCGTCCTCCGCGCCCGCCTATCCGATACCTCCGCCGCGCTGCGCCTCGCCCTGACAGATCCCGCCGAAGCGCGGGCCATCGTCCACGACACCGCCAACGCACTAACTCCCGCCCGGATCGGGGCTTTGGCCGTCAACGGTACTGCGGCGAATAGCTCGGCGCTGGGCTCCGTCCCGTCTGATAATTTCGTGCAAGGCAGTGGTGGTGGCGCACTAGGCCACCGAACGACTGAGGTTGCCAACTTTGGGATCACCCAATCTGGGTTCTACGACGCAGGACTTCCAACCGATGGCCCGCAGGGGGCTGTGTGGACCCACCTGATACGATCCACGCATTCCAGGGGCAGTCTAACAAACCAGTTCACATTCGACCTCGCGGCCCCATTCGGCGGGACGACGGGAGGGCAAGAGGCATATTACGTCCGCACCAATACCGCTACGGTGCCGAATGCGCCCTGGCGACAGTTGTGGCACTCTGGGAACCTGACCTCCGCGACATTGCCTGGCGGACCTTATTTGCCGCGCTCGGCCGGGTCAGGCCAGCCGCTTACCGGTGATCTTTATCTTGGAGGCAATAATTTCCAGCTTGGGACAAGCGTCGTTCTTGGTACAATCTCGGGGGCTGGTGGGTATTTCTCCGGGTCCTCCACGGTATCCGGAGACATGGGTATCCGCGCTGGCACAGGGCGCTCGATCTGGCTGGGCGCGGGCACAGGGGCGACCCAAGCATCGGTGCAGGTCACGCCAACAGGACTTGCACTTCCCCAGCTCACCGACTCCACCACCCGCCTTGCCACGATCAACTCGGCGGGGCAGATCGGGGCGACGCAGTATCAGGACGTTGCCACCAACACAGGAGACGTCACGCTGTCGCAAACGAGTGCGCGTTACCAAAAATTCACCGGAAACTATACCGTAACCCTTCCCAATGGCCTGACCGATGGAACGACATTTGTCATCATCCTTAATGCGAATAGCATAACCATATCCTCCCCAACTAGCCTGCAATGGAATACGAACACCGGAACGTCGCACGCATTTTTTGCGGGAAGCGGCGGGATCAGCGCGGCGGTGACATGCGTCCAGATGGGGGGCAATAGTTGGGTTGCGTACTGATGTCCACGAACTGCGATCCCGGATGTATTTTTCGTTAGGATGGTACACATGCCGAAACTGATCCTGATCCTCGCCGCTTGCGGATTCCACCTCGATACGGTGACGGCCAAATAATGGCTCGTGGAGATCTCCAGATTTCCGCATCATGGGCCGGTGTAATCCTCGTTCTAGTTGGTATGGGTGTTGGTGCTGGACGGTGGATGTTTGCCCCACGCGGAGACTACGCGACGAAAGCTGATATTTCCGAATTGAACGGAAAGATTTCAGGGATGAGTGTTAAACTAGACCTTTTATTGCTCCAGTCACCCGACAAGACGCAAACTCGCACTGGGAGACGCCCATGAAAGCCTTTCCGCTTCCTCTTGACATGCGAAATCTTGCTGATGGATCTAAGGAGCATTGGGTTACCTTAACCCCATTTGCTTTTCGAGACGCTTCCGACGGGGTTCTATACATCGTCCCTGCTGGCATGCGAAATGACCTTGCCAGCGTTCCCCGGATCTTCTGGGTAGAGATTGATCCATGCAATGACGTTGCCTTTGGTGCCATCGTTCACGATTGGCTCTATGCGACCCGTGGCGTCGTACGTCCTTGGCTCCCCCAGATCTCGCGCTCCAAGGCTGATGCGATCCTCTACCGCGCCTTGCGCGCCAATGGCGTTGGCATAATTCGAGCGCGAACCATGTGGGCAGCGGTGCGCATCGGAGGCGCATCGGCGTGGCGGACCGGCGAAAGCCCAGCGCACCTGTTCCACAGTCACGTCGAGCCCGCAACGCTCCAGATGATCGCTGATGCGGACGCGGCGGACGCAGCAGTAAACGAACCTGGCCCCGAGGAGATGGGATGAGCAGTTATCTTGCCTTCCGCCTTGTTCGTGAGGAGTTTAGCGGCATATCGACCGTTGGGCGCTTGTTCTTCCGCCTTTCTGATCGCGGCTCATGGACGTGGCTTTGCTGGACTCTGGAGGACATAGTTCGGGAGGTAGAGGGCCATCCGGTAGCGATGTGGAAGGTAAAGGGAAGAACGGCGGTTCCGCGAGGTACATACTGCGTGCGCGTGACGTACTCCAACCGGTTCAAGACCTCCTTGCCACTCCTGCTCGACGTGCCAGGCTTTGAAGGAATCCGAATCCACGGCGGTAACACGGCGTCCGACACTGAAGGCTGCATCCTTGTTGCCCACCACCACCCTCACGAAGACGTGATCAATGGCAAGGCGACCAGTGATGTCATGGCAATCCTCGGAATTTGCGGCAACAGCGGAATAATCACCATTTGCGACAAGGCATCGTATGAACGGTAAGCAATCAGCAAACGAAGCGGCCCCCGGCGAAGGCTCCCGCCCCTCCTGCAGGCTCCGGAGTGCGTAGCGATGACTTCTGGGATGAGGCCCGGAAGTGACGGGCGCGGTGCGGTTGCGAAAAGACCTGGTCATTCCTGCTGGTACCGTGTTCACCCGGGCTCCTTCGGTGACCCGGCGTGACGCCAGTTTTGGACAAGCAACCATTGGCCTAACCCCTGACACGTTTGGCCACGTGGAGTACGAGATCTGGGGCGATGACCAAAAACGAGTTGCTGAATGGTTCGAGCCCGTCCAGGAGGCTGAGAAGTGAAAGCCTCGACAGCTGGGGCGTTAGCCATTGCGGTTGCGTCGTGGCTACTTTTCTTCTGGCCTTGGATCCACCCGACTCGCCTATCGACGCACGCAAGTAACCAAAAGGATTCACCATGTCCGCAACCGTAGCCTGGAAAACCTTCGACACCGGAGCCTCAGCCTCTCCCATCGTCTCCAATGGGCGCTTCCGTCTCGCGTCTCCCGGCTCCGTGCTGGGATCGCCTTCCCTGGCCATGCAGAGCGCCGCACAACTCGCCGTGGTCAACGTGTACAGCGACGACAGCGAGCGGATCGAAGCGGTCCTGACGGTCTCCGGGACGACCTTGACGCCCATCGTCAACGCAGCAGGCCAGCCATTCGCGGCGCAGCAGCTCTTCGGGCTCTCGATCGAGGTTACCGGCATCACGACAGGCGAAGTCCTGTACACCACCGACGAGCCCAACGGTTCCCCCTCCGCCCCCTTCGCCAGCACGGCGGAGCGAAACGTGACCTTCTCTGAGGCCCTGCCACCGCCACACGCACGAGTATGGGTCGGTGGCGTGGAATACGAGTGGCTGGGGGGTGTGAGTGCCTCGAACGATAGTGACTGGGGTCAACTGGCGAAAATACTTCCATCCAGCGACGTGCAGTTTGCGGGGGCGGTACTCTCGAAAAACACCCCCTCCCAAATCAGTAGCATTTCGGCATATACCCCAAACGTATTCCCAGAGTCAGGTGTCGAAGTCGGAAAAATTGTCACAAACGATGGGCAAGTTGTCGATTTTGATGCGACGTGGGGTTTGTCAGATTACATCCAAATACCGACAGAATCCTACGCAATTGTGCGTCATAATGATGCAAATGAATTTTTTGGGAGTGATGGAGGGTGGTATGACGCTAATAAAAATTGGGCAGGGAGACTAAACGGAAGATTTGAGTCCCGCCCACAAACAGCAGTATTTGTTCGCATAAACTACGTGCTCAGCGTTCTCCAATATGTAGGGTTTGTAGATGGGGAGAATAAAGGATTCAACGAATCGAAACTCACTGTGCTTGGGGATTCAATTATGACGAAGGTTGGGTCTAATTTGTGGGCGATACCAGATTTGATAAAGAAATATCTTGGGCTCGGGGCTATTCAAAATCTGGCGGTTGGCGGCAAAACCCTGGCCGGAGCAAATGCAATTTGGTCACTATGTCCACAAATTAGCACAAAATCTCAATTCGTACTTCTTGAGGGAGGCGTAAATGATTATATCAATACTGTTCCGATTGGCGAGATCGGAGTAGCTATTAATACTGATACAGTGTATGGGGCGCTCGAATATATCGCAAACTTTTTCGCCGTATCTAGGCCATATCAACGATTGATTATGACAACTCCTCTGAGGACATTGATTCCGCTAAGCGGGCTAGTGCCTCTCTCAGACTATGCAGAGGCGATTAGATCGGTTGGAAAAAAATACGGAATCCCAGTGATCGACAACTCTGAATGTCCAGTCAACATCGGATCGGAAGTTGGTGCTGCCTTATATTCGATAGACGGCCTACACCCCAATAACGCTGCCTTACATCCAATTGCTTCATTTTTGGCAAAGGAGTTTTCAAAATGCTGCTAAAATTACTGAGATTTTACAAAAAGCCACATGGTAGCCCCCTCCCTCCCCCTATCCGCCCTGATCCTCTCCATGGTCGTGGGGGTGGGGGCTCTGCTGTGGTGGGCGGCATGATCCGCCTCCGCATCGCATTTACCCTGCTCGTGCTCCTCCCGTGGGCGCTATGGCAGGACGCCAAGCTGTTTTCCCGCCACTCCGGGCAGATTGACCACGGGCCATGACCCGCCTATCCCGCACCCGGATTCTCCTAATCCTTTTAGCTAACCTCCCAGCCGCGCTGTGGTACGACTGGAAGATGCGCCATTAGGCAGTCTCCGCGCAAACACGAATTGGGAATAAGTGGTATGTTAGGCAGACGCTCCGCGCGGTAACATGGCAGCGCATTTGCCTAACACTTGCATCAACCCTTATTTGCAAAACGGTTATGGCT